AGGAAGGCTTCATTGAGCACGTTAGTTCCAATAAATCTTCCGTCGTCTGAACCCTTACCTTTAGTATTTGCGGTGGCGAGTATGTTGAATCCTCTAGATGGCTTAACGAATCTTCCAATTTTTTTAAGAAAAACTCCATTTCCCTCAAGGACTGATTGAAGGCAGAGAATCTTGTTAGAGGCAAGGTCGATTTCGTCAAGGAGCAAGATTGCACCTCGCTCAAGTGCTTCGATGACTGGGCCATTGTGCCATACTGTGGCACCATCAACAAGACGGAAACCGCCAATAAGATCGTCTTCATCTGTTTCAATAGTAATGTTTACACGGATAAGTTCTCTACCTAACTGAGCACAAGCTTGTTCTACAGAGAATGTTTTACCATTACCAGATAGTCCAGTAATGAATGTTGGATAAAATTGTTTTGATTGTATTACTTTCTTTACATCAGTAAAGTTTCCAAACTTGAAGAATGTTTCGTCAATTGCAGGAACTAAGTTCTTTTCAGATGCAGGTAATACTGCAGGAGATTGGAATGTTCTTTCAATCTGCTCTACATCTTTTTGTGTGACTTCAAGATTCCACTTACCTTTTGATACTTTGAAACTTGCTAGTTTCTTAGTAACTGTTTGATAAGTAATGTCATTCATTGCACAGAATGCTTTGATATCTGCTGTTGTAATCTCAGTACCGTATAGGTTCTTAAGTTTTTCGATTGCTTGCTCGGAAGTCATTTTAGTTTCAAAGGGCATAATAATAAAAGGTTTGTTTCTTAACTATACCTATATTATAGTTAAAAAAAAGGGGTCGGTAAACCCCTTGTGTGCCAGTTTGTCAACTGGTTTACATTGTCTCCATATATTCGATATGGTCTTTCAATTGTTTAATTAGTTTTGATTTATTATGTCTTCTATCTAATTCAATACCGATTGTACGACCAAATGTTTCTAAATCTAGTTTTGACATAGTTTCAAAATCAAGAGGTTCTGGATTCACAGGGTCTTCTACTGAAGCAGGTGCTGTATCTTCTACTGAAGGTGTAGTAGTAACATCTTCATATGCAGAGTGAACTTCATTAGTTGATAGTAAATCTGTAAAACGTGTCATTCTTCTGTACTTGCTTCGGGTTCTTTTGCAGGTTCCTCTTTAGGTTCTGCTTCAACCTTGGGTTCTTCCTTCGGTGCATATACTTTAGAATATGCATTCATCATGTCCTGTGCTTCTCTAGGTGTAATTCTAACCATAATATTAACGTAAGGTAACTTTATTTATCAAGCTACCAATTCTATAAATTCACTTAATATCTTTTTATTCATCTTCTTACCCTTAAGACTTTTAGTAAATGCTCTCTTTATCTCTGCTTTAGTTGCATCTTCTTTAACTTCAAACTCTCCATCATTATTCAAAGCAGATGATGCCATACCAAAGTAAGTATGATATCCAGATGTAGTGATTGCAAAAGACCTTTCTTTCTTCCAACGATGCATCATTTTTATTGATTCTGGAGTTTCATATCCACAATATCTACGAATGAATGAACCACCTTCACGACTTACAAGAACACGAATACCAATGAAATTAGTTTGTGGGAAACTATCTTTTAGATTTTCAAGTAACATATCAGTTGCTTCATATCTACCAGAGTCTTTTGAAAGATAAGTCTTACCTAATTTACGGTCACGCAATACACAGTTTTCTCCAAAGTAGTTTGTACCCATATATGGTTCATCTTCCCATTGTCTCTGAACCTCACGATGATAACGAAGTGGTTGACTTTCTCCATCAGTAAGCACAACACATTGTACTTTCTCTGCACCAGTTCTCTTTTGAAAATCAGGAAGTAATGTATGTAAAGAAACCATTGCTTCATTCAAAGGTGTTCCAGATAATCTATATCCATATGGAACATCTAGGTAAGGTGTACTTATATTCCAAGCGAAAGTACACGCAGACCTCCAAATATTAATCATTTGTGTATCTAAATCTTTTGACCTAGTTTGACTACTAAACATATTCAATAAAGCAAATTGAGTATTTACTTCTGCCATCATATCCTTTGGTTCATAGAAAGTCTCTCCATTTGCATGCATAGCTGGTCTAGGATAGTCTGATGTAAATGCATATACATCATAAGGTATTTGAACTTTACGACAGAACCAGATTAGATTATAAAGTTGTTTAAGAGTATCTACTAAAACATTGTTCATTGAACCTGACCAATCAAGTATGAATACAAGTCCGTGATTCTTACCATCAGGAAGAACAGTAACTTTCTTGAAAAGGTCTTCACTAAATTTGTAATTGATAAGTTTAGTTGTATCAAGAACACCAGTGCGACTTGTAGTAGCACGAGCATATGCACCTGCAGACTTTTTACACTCAAACTCTTTGACAAGATAGTTTACTTCTTTCTGTGCAGATTTCTTGAATGCATAGAAGTCTTTATCTAATTCTTCAAATGGGTCATAAGATTCTGGGATTCTATCAGGATTACAAAGATTAATGAAGTAGTTTGGATTTTCTTTAAATTGTTTTTGTATTCTCCAATTTAAATTAGTCCAATGCTCATCAAATGCTTTATGTACTTTTTCATTTGAGATTACTACTTTCTTGATATCTACCTTTGGTAATTCAATATAATGATTCTCACGAGTACCTTTGTTAACTAAATCTTTGAGTGCTTCATCAAGTGCATCCATAGTCTCAACTTCTGGTTCTGCATTTTGTGGTTGAGAACGACCATTGAGTTCATCCACCATATTTTCAATCTCTTCAATTGTTGGTGGTTGAGATTCTGATTTCTGATAATCTAAATCTACTTCTTCCCCAGACTCCTCTGATTCTGATTTAGGTGAACCATTTAAACCTTCATCACCTAAATCTATACCCATATCATTTTCTACTTCCTGTCTTTCTTGTCTATCTTCTTCTATCTTCTGTTTTGTTAAGTCATACAACTGCTTTGCAAGAACTAATACTTCATCAAATGTCTCTGCTAATTCAATCTTACTTACAAGTAAATTCTCTTCAATATCAAAGTCAATGTCTACAAAATGTCCAATCTTGAAATGTAGATTAACTCTATCAGCAAGGTTTAACTCATCTAGGTCTTTGTTTTCAATCTCAAAGAAATCTTTATCTGATAATTCATGGTATGCATTATAGAATGTCTTGTTTAATCCTTCATATCTTCTCTTAATTAACTTCTCAATACGAGCATCTTCAACAACATTAACAAACTGTTGAGGTACTTTTACCTCTTTCCACCACTCTGTATCAGGTGTGTAGAGTGCGTGTCCAACTTCGTGACCAACTAACATATCAATTACTCCGTTACTTGCTTTCTCCCACATTGGAAGTGTAAGTACACGAGTTTGTACATTGAACTGTGCTGTTTCGACTTGCTTGTGCTCAACTACAATGTCTTCAGTGGCAAGTAATTTAGCAAGTTGTGATTTGATTTCGTGTTGGACTGTCATAGTGTTGTTTGCTTTATATACCTATTATAACGACGAAACCGCCCCTTGGGACGGTTGAGTAGACACTTTATTAACTGTCCACGACGTTTCTTTGCTTGTCGTAGAGCTTGTGGTTTTAACGTTCTTTTCTGTGGTTTACCAGAATTATGTTGCCAGTTAGGGGTTGTCATTTTACATTCTTTTTTATATCCTTCAGTTTATCACTTCCTTTGTTTAATAGTTCTTGTCCTTTACCAATAAACATATTTAAAACATCAGATTTTAGTTTTTTTGCATCATCACTCTTAGCAAATTTTTCTGCTTCACCTGCAAATTGTTGACCAAATTGCTTTAATGGTGATAAACTTTTCTTTAAATCCTCTTTAAATATATGAAATGTTTTCATTTTTTCCCCTGTAATTTTTCTAAAACTGATACTTCTTGCATCGGTGCAACATCATTTAAACCATTTGCATCGAACCAAGGTGCATTTTCCCAATCAAAACCTTCACCAAATGTATTATCAGGTGCGACAACATACCAATGACATTTAGCATCTGGTATATCTACAGCACAAACTGCCCAATCATCTGCCCACTGTGGTACTTGAACATACATCACAGGTAGATGA